ACAGATCATTTTGTTTCCTTTGATTTGTTAATCCAGCACATCCAGTGGTACACCGTGCCCGAATCATTCCAAAACCTGTCACCCACTTTAAATAGCCCAAAGCACCGTGGGCACTGATGCGGCTTGAATAAATCGTTCATTTGGTTTCTCCTCTTGCTCCTGCGTTCGCTGAACGCTCACGGATGGCTTTGGCTGCACTGCTTCCGGGGTCATCTTCGTTCCACATAAGCAACTCCTCACACACCTTTGCACACGCCTCACGCTCTGCCGCAACCTCACGCTGCATATACTCCACCGTCACCGTGCCATGCTGAGTTGGTTGGTTTTCTGGGTCAGTAAACAGTTGCATTAGTGCGGCACGCTCTTCAGCGATAGCGTCAGCACGAACAAGGGCTTCAAAGGCTTTGAGTTCCTCGGTGAAGAAGATGTTTATTGCTACTTCTGATTCGTGCGTATCAATATCAAAACCAGCCTCACGGGCCATTTTTATGGTGGATTTCATAAGCTCACCTCACGCATCTCCCAACCCAGCAAGAAGTACGGCCAGCGCATTGCCAAGCTGACGTTGTTGTACTTGCCGGTTTCGGTCTTGCTGAAGTCGGTGTAACCCTTGGAGGTCATAACGGCCTCGAATACTTTTTGCGCGTGTGTTAATGGTTTTTTGTGTGTCATAACAGTGCGTCCTCTTGGTTGTTGCGTTGTTGCTTGGCGTACTCTTGAATTTGTTTGTTGGTCCATGGCACAGGGCCAGTAGGGGGTGGGAATGGCCATGTCATGTGCGCGCCTCCTTGCGCCCTTGTTCAATCAGTTCTCTGGCGTGCGCCTGATCCTCTGGGCGTTCACTGGTCAACATCGCACGCAGCTTGTAAGCAATCGCACGGGCCACCTCGGTTGAGTGAGCACGTTCATAGCGTGCGCCCTCGCTGATGTAATCGGCTTCGGTGTGGTTCATGCTGTCATGCCTCGGCTGGAGATTGAGAATGCGTCCATCGCGCCATGCCGTGTTGGCATAGAAGTGGACGGCACATACTTGGGGAAATTCATCACGTTGCGATTGATCTGATGTTGATCTGCCAAATGCTGGCCGATCAGTTTTTCCCCATCGGTGGTCAATGCGTATCGTTTCAACTCACAGCGCACCTTGGGCAAAGATTTGATGTATCCATGCTGGCGCAGTGAGCGCAAGCGTTCAACACCATTGGCAATGCGCAGCGCGTACTCCAACTCCAAGTAATTGACGCTGCCGGTTTTGGCAATCAAACTGCAAATTGCCAACGAGATTTCTTGATGTGGGCGTGACATTCAAACTCCTTGCGTGGAAACACTGCGGCGTGTCTCCAACTCAATCAGCAGCTCAATGTAGTGCTTGGCCTTTTCCAGATCGGCCATGCCGTTTTTTTTGCGCCAGCGGCTGATGTACTTGACCACGTTGCCTTCCATGTACCCCATGGCGTTGGCGTGGATGTACTCAATCGGCTGGATTGGCAGATCCTTGTAATGGTTGCCTGCCACCTGCTTGTCTAGTGCGTTCAATTTTTGCTCCTCAGTTAAGGTGATTGGATTCTAGCATATTGCTAGAACGGGATGCAATCCCATACCCAATGCTCACAATCCACGGGGCCATGCAACCAATCTGCTGGCGGTTTGGCGTCAAACTTCTGGCATACATGGCCAGCCTGCAAGTGCTCACAGCGCAGGCAAGTAACTTGGATGTTGTCAAGATCCTTGAGTTGCTTCTTCAGGTGCGTCTTGATGGCGTTCAGTTCTTGTAAATTCATATTCTTTGACCTCTGTAAATTTGCCGTTCTTGCGGGTTGCGATGCGGGTTGGTGTGAGCAATGCCTCGGCCACTTGCAACAACTGTTCAGTGTTGGACGGAAACCCAATGTCCATGCCCATGCGTTGCTGGCACCACTGGCGTGCCTTGCCAGCGGCAAAACCCCCATGGTCAAAGCAGATCCATTCACTGGCGCATCGCAGCAAGCCATCGTAGTAATCGACCCTAACGCTGTCAGGTTTGCCAGGCTTGCGGTGCAGCTTGTAGTCCACCCTCGTGACATCGTGCCAAGTGCTGACAGCCTGCATCTGCGCTGACAGTAGCGCGGCATACGACAGCTTGGCGTCAATGGGCTTGGCCACCTCTGGCTCTTTGATGGTGCCTCCACATGCGGCGCAGATCAAAGCTGCGGGTGCGTTGCGCTCACCGCACTCAGGGCAGATGCAAAACGGCGCAGACTGATCGCCAGCACGTTTGGTTTTGCTCTTGCCCTTGATGATGTCCACCGGCCCAAGGCGCTCCACGGTGTCGGTGAAGTCCAGCACCAAACAGTCCTCCTTGCCTGGCGCAATGCGTGTGCCTCGGCCCATGCCCTGCACATACAGCACGGGTGACTTGGTCGGCCTGCACCAGATGATGCAGTCCACATCAGGAACATCAAAGCCAGTGGACAGCGCCAGCACAGTTACTAGGCAACGGATCTCGCCTTGTTTAAAGTCACGGATCAGGTCTTCGCGCTCTTGCGCTGGTGTCTCACCACACACCACGGCGCTGACAATGCTTCGCTCGTTCAGCTTGGCCACAAGACTTTCGGCGTTGGCAACACTTGGCGTGAAGGCAATCCATTTGCGGCGATGCTGGGCAAACACCACAGTCTCTTGGGCCACTTGCAACAGGTAAGTGTCCACCACCTCGGACAGTTCTCCAACCTTGTAGTCACCGTTGGAGATGCCCACGTTGCTCACATCAATCTTGGTCATCATCTGCACCGCAGGCGGCACCAGTGGGGACAGGAACTGCTGGTCCAGCAACTCACGCATAGTGACATTGGACGCAATGCCGGTAAACAGCGGGTCTTCGCCATCAGTAAGCCAAACCTGATTGCCCCTGAACGGCGTGGCAGTCATGCCCACCGTGCGGAACTGGCAGATCTCGCCCAGCTTGGACAGGAACGTGCGGTACATGCCTGCGTCAGATGCCTTGGTGCTGACCAGATGGGCCTCGTCAATGATGACCACCTTGATGTCACCCAGCAGGTGCGCAGACTTGTGGATGCTGCCAATGGTGGCCACGATCACATCGGCGTTGTGTTGCTTCTTGCCCAAACTGGCGCTGACAAAGCCAACGTGGATGTTATCGGGCAACAACGCTTGCAACTTGGCGGCGTTTTGCTCGGCTAACTCTTTGCTGGGCACCAGCACCACGGTGCGTGGCCGATATTGTGGCCACTGTTCCCACATCTGGCGCACGATCTCGGCGCAGATCACCGACTTCCCCGAGCCGGTGGGAAGCACCAGCAAAGGGATGTCGTCGTTGCCTTGGTGCTGTGTCCACCAGGCAAACAGATCGGCGACCGAGCGCGATTGATAGTCACGCAGGATCATTTTGGCGCTCCTTGAGCATTTGGTCAGCCAACTTCAAGGCTTGTTTGACGGCGCTCAAACGATCACCGTTGGCAAGCAAACCAGTTAATGCGGCGGCGGCAAAGTAATCACGCAAGGTGATGTCTTGGATGGGTGGCGGGGTGTTCATACAAATCGACCTCCATGTTGAAGTCTGAGATCCAGTGCAAAGTCGTCAATCAATGCCGTCTTGTCTTGGCAAGCATGGATCTCTGCGCTGCTGATGTAAGTGGGGTTGAAATTGGGGTCACCGTTGGAAAACTGCTCATGGCCCATCTGATATACAACAGCATCACCATGATCAATGTCAACTGGCTTGGCAAAATTGGCCAGCAAAATCGGGATGTAGCGGTGCGAGTCACAGCCGGTGCGCTGGGCGGACACAGGTATATCATTTTGATGCACCGAGCAAGACCACCGTGCGTTGCCGTCCATCTCTGGCGTGGCGTGAGCACATGACCGGCAATTCATGGCAGGCACATCGGTGCCGTGGCAGATGCTGTGGTAATCGCAGAACTTGCATTCGTACCAAGATGGGTCTTGGCTGATGCCCACTGGCGGCTCGGTTGAGGTGATCACGGCCAAGGCTTTGTCAATGATGGCCTGTGCCTCGGCCTTGTCGTATTCAATGCGCTCGGTGTAAATGTCGTCGTTGTCCTTGTTGACCACAACGTACAGGGCTTTGTGGCATCCGTTCTCACCGTAGAGATCAATGCTCCATTTCATGTACATTTGCATCTGCGCGTAGTGTTCGGGCTTGGCCTTCTTTACTCCGGATTTTTGCATCTCAGCAAACATCTTGGCAGATGAGGTCTTGATCTCCAGCACATGGGGTGACTTTGGAGCCTGCGGCAAGCCAGTCACAAAACCATCGGCGTTACCCTTAAAGTGATTTCCACTGGTCGCCTCAACAAACGTCCACTGTTTGCCGGTGTTGGGGTCCATGTCATAGACCGTGCAGCCAATAGAGCGCAGATCGTTGTATATACGTGGCTCTTGCAAGTGGCCCGTCTGGAAAACTCGATACAAACGGCCAGAAAACTCGGCAGGCTTTGACCACCGAAAGCTGTACCAATGCTGGCGCAAGCAAGGCTTGCCAATCGCACTGGCACCAAGGTAAGGGCGCTGTGGCTCGGTGCCGTACTTTGCCTTGTAACTGGCAAAGATGGCATCGGCCACAGGGTCCACAACGGATTGCGGAAGTGTGGCCATGTCTTACTTCTTAGCCCATGCTGGAGCACCAGTCTTGGCGGCTTGCGCTTCTTCGGCCTGCGCCACAAAAGCTGGCGCTGCTGGACGAACACCACCGGCAGACTCATAACCTTTGATGTTGTTGCTGGCTTGGTACTGGCCTTGCGCCTCACGCACCACCACTTTAATGCTGACGGGCTTCAAATGCAATGCGGCAGTGTCTTGCAACTTGATTACGTTCACAGCGTGGCACAGAGCAGACAGTTGGGATTGGGCGATGCGCTGGGTGTCCTCGTTTTCATGCTGAATGTTCAGGTTTTCCCACACACGGCGACCCTTTTGCGGGCCGTCAATGATCTCAAAGGTCAGCTTCAGGCCAGTGCCTTTACCAGACTTAAGAGGCTGGACATCGGACTCGATGATGTGGGCCAGATACGTGCCAGCAGGCAAAGGGCCAGAAGATGTTTGTGGTGCGACTTGCGATGCGTCAAAGTTAAAGTGAGCCATTGTTTTCTTTCAAAGTTAAGTTACGAACTGGGGATCAAGATTGCGCAGTGGTCAGCGCCTCTTGGAATGCCGTCCAGTCAAGCGGCATATTGGACAGGCCAAAGCGGTTGCCACCGCAATGAGCCGGATGGGGTTCAACGTGCAAGATGCGCTCACCCGTGGTGGTGGCCTTGGTTTCTTTGTTGCCAAAGCCAGCGTCTGTCTTGCTGGTGAAGATGCGATACCCTGCATACCCAATGACGTCTGCCCATTCTTGGACTAACGCACCAGCGCGGTCGTGGAGTTTGAGCACATGGCTGTCAAAGCCTTCTGTCAATGGATCTTCGATGCGCTTGATCTTGTCGTGAGCAATCAAGATGATGCCCATATCCTTGTCAGCGCGTAGCACCTCCAAACCAGACAGCAGGTTGCGCCATTCCTCAGCGGCGGCAACGTAACCCTTGCCAAAGCCTGGCTGCTCAATGTTCTTCCAGTTGTTGGCCTTGCACACATGGTCTTGCACCAATGGCTCAAGCCAATCCAGCGAATCAATAAACAGCGTCTGAAACTCGTGGTCCTGATTGATCAGCGTGTCGATGGCGGTGTACACATCGGCCAAACTGGTGGCCAACGGAAATGCGTTGGCGTCCACGGCATCAGCACCGTCTTCGGTCAAGATGCCAATGGCCTTGGGTGCCATGGCGGCAAAGGTGGTCTTGCCAATCTTGCCTTGGCCAACGATCACGATTTTGGGGGCACGCACTCGGCGCGTCTTGGAGATTGATTTCAAATCAAACATATCAGTCTTTCAAAATTTCAATGGAGGGTTTTGCAGGTTTGCTTGTGATGAACTCGGCAGCTTGTGCGTAAGCGGCAGAGTCCAAATCTTTGATGGCACGCAGGTGGGCCAGATCGACCTCGGCCTTCCAACGGAAAGCACTTTGGGCGCTCTTGTTCATATTGGCCCATGCTGCTTGCACCTTGGCGGTGTCAACCGTGCGGTTGATCTTCCAAGTGATCTTGACTTCTTCGTCAGTGTGTGTGCCCTCACCGCCATCAGGTTTGGTGAACTGCTTTTCGATCAGTTCCTCCAAGCGCAGGCGTTCGGCTTTGGCAGTTGCTTCGGCAAATTTGGCTTTGCGAAGGGCGGCGGTCAGTTCAGCAATCATTCCAGTTCTCCTTAATTTGTTGCAATGCGTAATCTATGATTTCTTCAACGACAAGGTGATCAAGCAAGTGGCTGATGTCTTGGCCTCGGTGGTAGGCGTGTTCAAGCTCCATATACTCTGGCGGCTGGTTCGGCGCAGGTATTTCGTCGTCATCACAAACAAGATGACAAACCAGATCGACATCGTTGCAGGTGTATGTGATCTCAAACACCCCACGATCAGCTTGAGGGGGTTGGGTTTGCTCCTCAAAAGCCAGATCTGCAAAGCGGCCAAGTTCGTTGACCGTGAACACGGCAACAGCCAGTTCGTCTTTAGCGGCCAGTTGGGCCAGCCGGATGATGGTGCTGTCGTCCATCATGATGACCACCCGTAGAACAGGCAAGCGGCCAAACCAACACCGATGGCCAGAACGGTAAAGTAGTCAATGAGGGTTTCTGTGTTTCGTTTCATGGTTTGCTTTCAGTGGTAGGGGGCCGTGGCCCCGTAGGTTTAGATTGATTTACGTGCGTCCATGCGGGTGTTGACTTCAAACTGTTTGCTTGCAACGCACTTGATGCAGCGGTATGCAGATGCTTCCATCTTGAAGTTTTCCCAATCGGTGCTCATTGGAGTGCGCAAAATGTTGCGACCGCAAGCTGTACGACTAGTAAAACCGGATCCAGATTTGTTGAGGTGCATTTGATGTGACATTTGGTTTCCTTTGGCCTTTCGGCGTGATGCCAAGAACAATTTCGTTGGCATGGCTCAATTCTAGCACAGTGCTAGATTGGGGTGTCAACAACTATTTTCAAAATAATTTACTTTTCCTCAATCTATCATTGTGCTAGAGTTCTGCTCCTATGAACACACAAATCACCCCAGACGAGCGCCGACAACTGGCAGAAAAAGTTGGCATCAATGAGCAGTACCTATACCAATGCTTGACCGGCAGGCGGGAAATGTCAGCCAGTGAGGCTGTGAGGGTCGAGCAAGAAACCAGTGGGCGCGTGCATCGCAAAATGGTGTGCCAGAACAGTTGGACAGCCATCTGGCCTGAGCTGGTGGAGGCTCGTGCATGACATCCCTATCAACCATCTTCCCCAACGGCTTTGCGGCAGCTACTGAGAGCCAAGACCTGATCAATCCTGAAGGGGCTTTTCGCGCTCACTGTGAGGCCAATGGGCTGCTGATCAAAGACCTCATCGCTGATGGTGAGATCCACAGGGTGGCACATGTGTCATCCAAGAAGGGTGCTTTGGACGGTTGGTACATCTTGCACACCAGCGGCAAGGTGCCAGTGGGGATTGCCGGATGCTGGAAGGAACCCATCTTTGAGAGCAAATGGGTGGCAGAGATTGGCAGAACCATGAGCTTTACCGAGAGGTTTGAGCATGACAAGTGGGTGGCTGAACTCAAAGCCAAAAAAGATGCTGAGAGACTGGCATCTCAGGCTGTGGCAGCAGAGCGTGCAGAGGATGAGGTCGGCACCTATGCTGATGCCAGTGATGACCATCCCTACCTTGTGCGCAAGCACATCAGCGCACATGGTGTGAAGATTGACCGTGCTGGTCGTTTGGTGGTGCCAGTGTCAAACCAAGCCGGTGAGATCTTGAGTTACCAGACTATTGATGCTGATGGCAACAAGCGGTTCCTGAAAGGCGGCAAAATTGAGGGCGGGTTTTTTGAACTGCGTGGCAATCGTAAGATCGTGTTCGTGGGTGAGGGCTTTGCCACTTGCGCCAGCATTCATGAGGCGACGGGGTACACCGTCATGGTGGCGTTTGATTGCGGTAACTTGGCCAAGGTGGCCAAAGCAGCCAAAGAAATGTTCCCAGCAGCAAAAATTGTGATTGGCGCAGACAATGACCAGTTCACCGAGGGAAACCCTGGCGTGACAAAGGGCCGTGCGGCGGCGGCTTTGGTGTTCGGTGAGATTGTGTACCCATCATTTGGTGATGCTGACATGGTGGACAACAAGCCAACAGACTGGAATGACCTGCACTGCCTGCAAGGACTGGATGCCGTGAAAGAACAAATTGAGCGCGTGGCTGGTCCTGTGCGTGACAAACTGGCGTTTGAATTCTCAAGGGCTGACAGCCTGACCCTGAGTGAGATCCGGTGGATTGTTGACGACTACATAGAGGCAGATTCTCTGGCGCAGGTGTTCGGCGACCCAGGCGGGGGCAAGTCCTTTGTCTCCATCGACTTGGCCTGCTGCGTGGCAACCGGCAAAGACTGGCATGGCCATCAGGTTGCACAGGGCGCAGTGTTCTACATTGCCGGCGAAGGCCACAACGGGCTGGCTCGGCGATTTAAGGGTTGGGAATTGGGCAACGGCACAACACTAGACGGTGCACCGTTGTTTAAAAGCCATAGGGCGGCGCAACTGTATGACGCAACAGAGGCGGCACTGGTCGCGGATGCCATTAAGACTTTATCTGCTGAGTGTGGCCATGTGCCATCCATGATTGTGATTGACACCTTGGCTCGGAACATGGGCGGGGATGAGAACTCCACCCAAGACATGAATTCGTTTATCCAGCACCTAGACACCTACTTGCGGCAAGATTACAAGTGCTGCGTGCTGGTGGTACACCACAGCGGAGCCATGGACAAGGATCGGTCACGGGGATCTACGGCATTGAAGGGCGCTTTGGACGCAGAGTACAAGTGCCAGTTGGATTCTGGCTCCAAGACCATCCAGTTTGAGAGCAAGAAGATGAAGGACGCAGAAATGCCAGCGGCCAAGAATTTCCAGATCACCCAAGTGGATTTGCCCATTCTTGACAAGCACGGCAACGCAGTCAAAGGGGCGTACCTGACCAGCGTGGACATTTCGGGGTTGGTGAGCAGCATCCAGAAGAAGAAAACCATACCAGGCAACCAACGTATCGCCCTCAACTGCCTTGTGGCCATTGAGCAACACAAGCGCACCGAGGGGCTGGACGGCATGGATGTCTCGGCCACTTACGATGAGTGGAGGGATTCGGCTAAAGGCCATGGACTGGACTACCGCAGATTCAAGGAAGCGTCTGCCGCATTGGTCAAAAAAGAGATGGTTATTGAGCGAAATGAGGTGTTCAGGACAGCGCCCCCACCAGTTGAGAATGCGGAAAACAAGGAGGTCTTGTAACTTTGTTACATCGGTTTTGCACCGAAGTGAACCGAAATGTAGCCTGGAGTTACATGAAAAAAGCACCGCACCGAACCGAAATGCACCGAAATCGGTGCATCGGTGCACCGAAAAACTGCACCGATGTATGCACCGATGCACCGAAAGCACCGATAAATTGACCGAAAAATGACGTTTTGGGCCCTGTTGGATGCACCGAAAGCACCGATAGGGGTATACATACCCTATCGGTTCGGTGCACCGACCCCGCAAAAAAACATCGGTGCATCAAGGCAACGGGATTTGGAAAGGAACAAGAGATGATTGAAGTTGAAATGGACATGAAGGTGGTCAGCATGGCCAACATGAGAATGCACTGGGCGGTTAAAGCGAAATTGGTGAAAAGTCAGCGTACAAAGGCGTTTAACGCGCTGGCGAGTGTTGCAGCACCCCCTACCCCACCTTGCACGATTGTGCTCACTAGGGTGGCTCCTAGGGCGTTGGATGGGGATAATTTGCAGTCTGGATTCAAGGCGGTGAGGGATGGGGTGGCTGATTGGCTTGGAATTGATGATGGAAGCCATTTGGTTGAATGGCAGTACAGACAAAGACCTGGCACCGTGAAGACTTACAAAGTTGAGATTGAGGTGATAGCATGATGGCGCGGGATCATGCAGTTGCCGCATTTTCGGGGAAAGCGCCAGATCGGTGTGAGTACCCTTATTTTTTAGGAGCTTACAAGTGACTCAGAACTTGGCGTCAGAAATGACAGTGAAAAGAACAGGGCCAGGTCGACCAGCGTTGTTTCCAATTGAACACCCCATTTGGGCTGAGATCTGCAAACAAATCTCAACTGGTAAAAGCATTACCAGCACACTCAAACAGCCTGGTATGCCCAGCTATCAGTGCGCCATGCTCATGATTCGGAACAATGCAGAGTTCCGCGCCATGTACGAACGAGCAACCGAAAGCCGCGCCGACCGATTGGCTGAAGAAATCATTGAGTTGTCTGATGCCGAAATGCCTGCGCATCTCGAAGGACCAATGGCCAGTGCTTGGGTTCAGCAAAAGCGTATGCAGGTGGACGCACGCAAATGGGTTGCTTCCAAGCTGTACGCCAAACGCTACGGCGATCGCATCGACGTTGCCGTGACCGACACACGCATCAGCGTTATGGATGCACTCAAAGAAGCCAAGCAGCGCGTCCTCAAAGACGAAAGCAATGTCGTAGACGTAGAAAGCAAGTCTGTTGATTCGTGACTTGGATTGGGGTAATTGAGTGGGGTTTGGTCCGAATTACGCCAAAAAATTGTACTAATACGCGTACGCGCCCAACCAATTACGCATCAGGGTTAACCCTAACGCAACACACGTTCTACTTCGCACAACGTTCATTATGTTAAGTCGATCAATAGTTATCCACAGGTTTGTTAATGCTTGAGTTCTAACAGGCAAGTTATCCACAGGCAACTGTGGATAACTATGTGCAACGCCCTGTGGACATGTGGCCACTCGATGCAATTTCCCCACTTCCAGCCGAGGGGGCGGGTAGGGCCGAGCGGGAAGGGTCGCGGTTACGGTACCCCCTCCCCCAATTTTTAATTTTTTGTTTTTTGTTTTTTGATTTAACATCCCCCCTATGCCTACCTACCAGAACGCCCTCACCCAGCAGCCGGCCAACCGGCTGGCTTATCAAGACCGCCTTGGTGCGACACCTCGGAACGAGTACCTTGGCGCACTGGCTGACTTTCTGGCGCAGAGTTATGCACCCCAGCGCACCCAGCAAATGCAGGGTGTAGCGCAGTTCCTTGGTGTGCCGGCAGTCAGTCAGACGCTGGACAGGCTGTCGTATGGCGAACCCCTGACAACTGGTGCTGGAATGACCACCAGAGTCCGTCCAGAGGCATTAGAAGCAGCCATGACTCTGGCCCCTCTTTACCGTCCTGCTGGCATGGCTGCGAAAGAAGCTGTTGCAATGACCAAGGGTATGCCGGTTGGTATGTCCACCAAGGCTGTGGGCGGCATGGATTTCTTGCGACCTGGTGTGGCTGGACCTCAAGACGAAGCCTTGCGTCTGGCGCAACAGCGTGCGTTGCAAATGGGTCAATCTGCTGATCCAGCGACAAGGATGTTGCAACAAGGGTTTGAGCCTGACTGGTATCACGGCACAACTGGTGACATTACCAAGTTCCGATCTGATTTGCTTGGCGAGACAACTGGAGCAGCCAGTGCCAAGAAAGGATTTTTCTTTGCCCGTGATCCGCAAAATCCTCCGGCATCAATGTTGAACAATGTGCAAGACAAAGAGATTTTGCAATTTCTTCAACAAGGTGGGTTGAGCCCACAAGAAATTGCGCAATCAGCATCCATGAAAGGTCATGGCGCTGAAACAGCATCTGGCTACGCTCAGATTGGTGGGGGCAGGGAATACAAAAATGCTATGCGTAAAGCGCAATCTGCCGAGAAGCGTGGTAAGTGGGATGAGTACGACAAGCAAATGCAGATTGCAGAAAATGCGGAAATAAAAAGAAGTCAAAATTTACAGTCTTTGGTTGCAAGTTATGGCGACAAAAGAGATGTTATGTTGGATGAAATCAACAAAGCGTTTTTGAATAAAACGTTACCGCAAGAAGATGCAATTGCATTGGATAAGCAGTTGAAAAAATTGATGCCAGATTACTGGTACACCAAAGACCCCAAACAATATTTGCCTAGCATAAGAGCAGAACTTATTAAGAATGTTGGCAAAGACAATGCAAAGCCAGCATTGAATGCAATAGATGATTTCATGAAAAATTATCATGAAAGAATGTTGATGCAGAACACTCAAGAGGGTGGTAACGTGATGCCAGTGGCCTTGCGATACAAGAACCCGATGGTGCATGATTTTGGTGGAAGCCCATACAGAGATCAGACGTATTCTGATTTAATGGATCAGGCAATGGCTGGAGGTCATGATGCGTTGCTTTTGAAAAACACATTTGATCCTGCTGGGGCAGCTTCAAAACTGGTTGATGTTGGTGTGGTGTTTAGTCCCGATCAAATTCGTTCTCGATTTGCGGCCTTTGATCCTTTGCGGAAAACTGCCGCCACGGCTGCTGCCGCAGGGTTGGCAGCGCCTGATTTGTTGGCTGCTGAAAGGCAAGACAACATCAACCAGATGCGTAAATTGAAAGAGAAAAAGAAATGACCGAACAAGACAAAAAATTTTCTGAGTTTATTGGCGCTGTTTCTTGCGAAGATGATGGCGGTTGGTCAAAAGAGGTTTGGGCTGCCGCATGGCAAGCCGCGATGGACAGCCTCAAAGAGCAGACTGCCTGATGCAAACCACCATCTACAAACCCGAAGACGAACAGGAGTTAATGGCCACGCTGTGGACGCCGGCGATCGCTGATGACCCAGAGGCTTTTGTCTTGTTTGCTTTTCCTTGGGGCCAAGAGAACACGCCGCTGGCGAACTTCAAGGGACCACGAAAATGGCAACGAGAGGTGCTCAGAGAAATCGCAGCGCACATCAAACGCCAAAAGGGTTTGATTGACTTTGAGACCCTGCGCCACGCAGTCTCCTCCGGACGAGGCATTGGTAAGTCTGCACTGGTTTCTTGGCTGACCATCTGGATGCTTTCCACACGCATAGGCTCGACGACGATCATCTCTGCCAACAGCGAAGCCCAGCTCCGAGCAGTGACATGGGCTGAGATCACGAAATGGTTGGCCATGAGCATGAACAGCCATTGGTTTGAGGTTGCCGCGACCAAGATCACCCCTGCCAACTGGCTTACCGAGTTGGTGGAAAAAGATCTGAAAAAAGGCACCCGTTATTGGTCCGTCGAGGGCCGTCTTTGGTCAGCCGAAAACCCAGATGCCTATGCCGGAGTCCACAACTTTGATGGTGTGATGGTGATCTTTGACGAAGCCAGTGGTATTGATGACTCAATCTGGGCTGTGACGGCTGGTTTCTTCACCGAGAACACCCCAAACCGTCTGTGGCTGGCTTTTTCTAACCCTCGCCGCAACACTGGGTATTTCTACGAGTGCTTCAACTCAAAACGAGACTTTTGGAGCAACAAAATTGTGGACGCCCGCACGGTGGAAGGCACAGACAAGGCTGTGTACCAGAACATCATCGACGAATATGGCCCTGACAGCTCCCAAGCCCACGTTGAGGTTTATGGGATGTTCCCCAATGCTGGGGATGACCAGTTTATTCCGTCAAATATTGTGGATGAGGCCATGAGCAGGGCCAAGTACAAGGACCAGACAGCCCCCATCATCATTGGAGTTGACCCCGCCAGGTTTGGAGCCGATGCCACGGTGATTGCGATCCGTCAAGGACGTGACATTGTCCGCATTGACCGACATCGAGGAGACGACACCATGACGGTGGTGGGCCACATCATTGAGGCCATCGAAGAATTCAAGCCTGCTTTGGTGGTCATCGACGAAGGAGGTCTTGGTGCTGGCATTGTTGACCGCTTGAAAGAGCAGCGCTACAAGATCAAGGGAGTCAACTTTGGCAACAAGTCCAAAAACCCGATCATGTACGGTAATATGAGGGCGCAAATGTGGGGTGATATGAAGGATTGGCTTCGCACGGCGAGCATCCCAAAAGACAGGTTTTTAAAAACAGACCTGACTTCACCTATGATCAAGCCTGATTCACGTGGCACAATTTTCTTGGAGTCTAAAAAAGACATGAAGTCAAGAGGTCTTGCTTCACCAGACGCCGCTGACGCACTGGCTGTAACTTTTGCATTTCCTGTGGCTCATAGGGAGTCAAGGGAGCCTAAAATGCGCCGGTCAATCTCTGACCGAAGCTCTGTTGCAACTGGATGGATGGCGCATTGATGACTAGAGCAGATGCACTTGCGGCAGGTTTGTCAACATATTGGACTGGCAAACCTTGCGTTCACGGGCACATTGCACACAGGTACGTCAAAAATTGGACGTGTGTAACGTGCCATTATGAAAAACACGCCAAGTATTTGGTTCAGTGGAAAGCTCAGAATCCAGAAAAATTAAAAAAATATTCTGAAAAGTATGCAGTTGCTCATGCCGCAAGCACCAAAGTTTGGCGCGAAAACAACCGTGAAAAATGTGCGGAAACCCAACGTGAATGGAACGAAAAAAACCGTGAAAAACGTAATAAGTTGAGTAGCAAATGGCGTTCTGAAAATCGTGAGACTATGGCGTCACTGAAAGCCAAACGCAGAGCTGACATGCTACAACGCACTCCTAAATGGTTGATAAAAGACGATTTCTGGATGATGCGTGAGGCGTACATGCTGGCAAAATTAAGAACCAAGGCCACCGGCATTGCTTGGCACGTTGACCACATCATTCCTTTGCGGGGTGAATTTGTTTCGGGTTTGCATACGCCGTACAATCTGCAAGTGATACCCGCCATTGACAACTTGAAAAAAAGTAACCGATATGACGCTTAAAGCGATGCAAAACTGCCTCATCATCGAGGTGGATGTCGAAAAACACGCCATGTTTGAGCTACTTTCGACAGAAAAGCAGGAAACGGGTATAGTCGTGTCCGCTGGCCCTGACTGCAAGGAATTGAAGGTCGGGGACCATCTTTATTTTGGCGTGGGGCAGGAATTCAAGCATAACGGCAAAGAATATGTCGTCATGCGCGAACCTCACGTATTAGGAGTCCTCAATGGCTGATCAGACCGGCATCGCCGCCGCAGGTTATGTTGCCCAAGGCGGCAAGCCCGACAAAACCAAGTCAGGCATTTTGGCGCAAGCCCGCTCGCGCCTTGATTTGGCCATGTCGGCGCTGTCCGAATCGCGTGAAGATGAGATTGACGACCTGAAGTTCTACGCTGGCAGTCCTGACAATCAATGGCAATGGCCAGCCGATGTGCTGGCAACCCGTGGCGCGGTCCAAGGTCAGACCATCAACGCCCGCCCAACGCTGACCATCAACAAGCTGCCCCAGCACGTACGCCAAGTCACCAACGACCAGCGTCAAAACCGCCCAGGGGCTAAAGTGATTCCCGTGGACGACAAAGCCGATGTGCAGGTGGCTGATGTGTTCAACGGCATGATCCGTCACATCGAGTACATCTCAGACGCTGACGTGGCCTACGACACCGCCTGCGAGAATCAAGTCACCTACGGCGAAGGCTACATCCGTTTGCTGACCGAGTATTGCGACGAAGACACGTTTGACCAAGACATCAAAATTGGCCGCATCCGCAACAGTTTTTCGGTCTACATGGACCCCACGATCCAAGACCCCACTGGCGCAGACGCCAAGTGGTGCTTTATCACCGAGGACGTGACCAAAGAAGACTACGAGCGCATGTACCCCGATGCAGCGCCGATTACCACCCTCCAGTCGCTGGGTGTGGGTGATCAGTCGATCTCCAACTGGCTCAATGAAGACACGATCCGCATCGCGGACTATTACTACATTGACTACGACCGCGCAACGCTGAACCTGTACCCTGGCAACGCAACAGCGTTTGAGGGCACACCCGAGGACAAAGAGTTGCGTGCTGTGTACGGCAAGCCCAAACGCACCCGCGAGTCGGACCGCCCCAAGGTCAAGTATTGCAAGATCAACGGTTACGAGATCCTCGAAGAACGCGAGTGGGCAGGCAAGTGGATTCCCGTGATCCGGATTGTCGGCAACGAGTTTGAGGTCGATGGCCGTCTGTACGTGTCTGGCTTGGTGCGCAACGCCAAGGATGCGCAGCGTATGTACAATTTTTGGGTGTCGCAAGAAGCCGAGATGCTGGCTTTGGCACCCAAGGCTCCGTTCATTGGCTATGGTGGCCAGTTCGAGGGCTACGAGGAAAAGTGGAAGACCGCCAACACCCAAAACTGGCCGTACCTTGAGGTCAACCCTGACGTTACAGACGGCTCAGGCAGTGTGTTGCCTTTGCCACAGCGTGCGCAGCCGCCAATGGCGTCTTCTGGCCTCCTGCAAGCCAAATCGGGCGCGGCAGAGGACATCAAGGCCACGACCGGCCAATACAACGCATCGCTGGGCATGGGCTCCAACGAGCGCTCTGGCAAGGCGATCTTGGCCCGCCAGCGCGAAGGCGATGTGGGCACGTACCACTACGGCGACAACTTGGCCCGTGGTGTGCGTCACATTGCACGTCAACTGATCGACCTGATCCCCAAAATCTACGATACCCAGCGCATCGCTCGGATCATTGGTGAGGACGGCGAGACAAAGATGGTCAAGATTAACCCTGACCAGCAAGAGCCGATCAACAAGATTATGGACGAGAACGGCGTCGTGGTTGAGAAGATCTACAACCCCAGTGTCGGCAAGTACGATGTTGTGGCTGTGACTGGTCCAGGCTATGCCACCAAGCGCCAAGAGGCACTGGAGGCCATGGCTCAACTGTTGCAGGGTAATCCCCAACTGTGGCAAGTGGCCGGTGACCTGTTTGTCAAGAACATGGACTGGCCAGGTGCGCAGGAGATGTCCAAGCGCTTTGCCAAGACCATCGATCCGAAGATCATGTCTGATGACGACAAGTCGCCAGAGTTGCAGGCCGCAGAGCAGCAAATCCAAGCCATGGGCGCGGAGATGGAGCAGATGCACCAGATGATCCAGAACGTGGGCAAGTCGATTGAAGTGCAAGAGCAGCGCCGCAAGGACTACGAGGCCGAGATCAAGGCGTATCAGGCCGAGACTCAGCGCATCACGGCCACACAAGCTGGCATGAACGAGCAGCAGATCCAAGACATCGCCATGGGCGTGGTGGCTGCTGCCATGGAGTCAAACGGTCAGTTGACCGGCATCCCTGAGATGCCTGGCCAAGAGATGGACATTGGCATGGAGGGTATGCCCGAGATGCCGCAGCCCATGGAACCACAAGGAATGCCGCAATGAACGCCTCACAACTCGTTGGCCACCTGTTCCTGAGCCGAAACGTGGCGCACTCGGTGCATTTGAACACCCGCAGCTTTGCCAAGCACTCGGCCTTGCAGACGTTCTACGACGAGATCGTGGACCTGACTGACAAGTTTGCCGAGGCGTACCAAGGGCGGCACGGCCTGATCGGGCCGATTGTCGTGCCTGTTGCCAAAAAGACCACCAACATTGTCGAGTTCTTGCAAGCTGCCATGACCGAGGTTGAGGAAGCCCGTTACGAGGTCTGCGAGAAAACCGACACCCCGATTCAGAACATCATTGATGAGATCGTCGGGTTGTATTTGTCCACTCTGTATAAGTTGAAATTCTTGGCATAATGCCAAAAAGGAACCAATCATGGAATTCTTAAATCCTCTGGCAGATGCCAACTTCCCCGCCCGCACTGTGGCTTTTACCGGCACCGCTGGCTCTACGGGCGTTTGGCCTGCTGGCCCGCAAGGTGTGGTGGTCTGGGCTGACCAGGCTTGCTACGTGATCGTTGGTGAGGGCGTCACGGCCACCACTTCGGCCACTCCAATCCCTCCGTTTACCCCGATCCCGTTCAAGGTGCCTCAAGGCGGTGGTGGCACATGGCGCGTGAGCGCAATTCAGATCTCTGCTGGCGGCAACTTGTACGCCAAGCCGATCAACATTCAGTAATCCACCGAAGGGGCGGGCATGAGCTATTTTGGAGTTTCCTTGCGAAACGGGGTTGGTCTTGGTCTGGGCACTGTGCCCTCTTTGACCAACACCCCACTGAGTTATCGCCTCGCCCCATCACTGGACCTGTCGTTTGCTGGCTCTGATGCACTGAGCCCGGCAATCACCTTCAGCCGCACCACCAACGCCACGCTGACGAACTCGGCTGGCTTGGTTGCCAATGCACCGATGAACCTGCTGACGTTCTCGGAGCAGTTTGATAATTCGTACTGGGGAAAGATAGAAGCCACGGTTTCTGCGAATCAAATTGCCGCGCCTGACGGAACATTTACCGCAGACAAAATTCTCACGACAGCGGTTAACAGCGTACACGTTGTTTTCAAGCAGTCAGTCGTAAGTTCAGGCGCAGTTACGCTGTCTGTGTACGCAAAAGCAGGTGAGTATTCGTGGCTGTTTATGGGTGATACAAACTCAACAAATAACGGTGCCAACTTCAACTTAGCAACCGGCGTTCTAGGAACAATAGGGAGCAACGCTACTGCCACCATTACCCCCGCCGGTAACGGATGGTACAGATGCACGGTCGCCACCACGGCCTCTGCTGGTTCCGGTATTGGGTTGTATGTGCAAAACGCCAACAACGTTATTACGTTTGCGGGCAACGCTACCTCTGGCATTTACGTCTGGGGCGCTCAACTCGAAGTAGGCTCTACAGCCACCACGTACAACCCCACCACGGTCAAGAACCTGCTGGGCTTCACCGAGAACTTTGACAACGCTGCGTGGACTAAGAGTAATGCGTTTGTGCAGACGAACTTGCTGACGTATTCGCAGAATTTCGATGATGCTGCTTGGACGAAAACTGCTACAACGGTGACTGCAAATACCGAAGTTGCTCCTGATGGAACAACCACGGCAGAAAAAGCTGTGGCAACGGCAACAGCAAGCACATACCGTTGGGTCAGGCAGTCGTTTAGCAGCTTTGTGTCTGGAGTGACCTACACGTTTTCAGTGTTTGCAAAATCATCCGAATACACAAAAGTGTATCTCAGTGATGCCAACGCTGGCTCGTTTGCTTGCGCCTTTGACCTTACAGCAGGAACGGCAGGCACACCCAGTGGGGGATTTACAGGGCTGTCTGCCAGCATCACGAATGTGGGTGGCGGCTGGTATCGCTGCTCACTGACTTTTACCGCCAACGCATCTGGCGGAAGAACCCCGTCTGTTGTTGGTTATCCAAACAGCGGTGTAACGCTAGACACTTACGGCGCTCAATACGCTGGAGATGGTACTTCTGGAGCGTTGTTCTGGGGCGCACAGTTAGTCCAAGGCACATCTGCTGGTGACTACAAAGCCACCTACGCTGCTGCCGCTGCTGTGGGCTACACCGACATCTACGGTCAACCGTTTGCTCAGAAGTTGGTGGAGAACACTGCTAACGCTGCCCGGTACGCACAAGGAACTCACGCAGCCGTAACAGGGCCAGCAACTATCTCTTTTTACGCAAAAGCTGGGGAACGCACGTTTGCAATGGTCTTTCTGCTTGGGGTTAACAACTCTGTTGCTTGGTTCAACCTTGCAGACGGCGTGATAGGAGGCACCCAATCGGCTGGCCCTACTTCGTATTCCATTACTCCAGTTGGAAGCGGTTGGTATCGGTGCGTTGCAACTTATAGCGCGGCCCCAACAAACAACGTCTGCATTGGATTTTCGACAGCAAACAACACGTTCAACTACACCGGCGACGGCACCAGTGGCATCTACATCTTCGGTGCTCAACTGTCCGACTCTGCCTCTGTTGATCCCTACGTCTACCAGCCTGTGGCGGCTCCAACGTCTACGGCCTACTACGGTCCACGGTTTGACTATGACCCTGTGACGCTGGCTCCCAAGGGCTTGCTGATCGAGGAGCAGCGGACGAACTTGGTGACTTACAGTGAGCAGTTTGACAATGCGGCTTGGACTAAGCAAACTTGTGTAGTGGTAGCTAACGCTTTAGCTGCCCCTGACGGGACAATTACAGGCGACAAATTAGTTTCCAATTCCGGCGTTTCCGGAAATTTATTCAGGTCAACAACACTCACCGCCTCTTCTTATACCCAAACTGTCTACGCAAAAGCAGGGGAATGGTCTTGGCTTATGTTAGGAGCCACGTTAGTCGGGAACGCAGGCGTTTGGTTTAACTTAACAACTGGGGTTGTAGGCACTGTAAATGCTGGTTTCACCGGGCAGATATCTTCTGTTGGTAATGGATGGTATCGTTGTTCAATTACATTTACAGCAACAGCAGTTCCTTGGTTTAGTATTATTTTCCAGACCAATGTTGACGGATCTTTTTCGTCAGGCGATGGAACCAGCGGTATCTACGTCTGGGGCGCTCAACTGGAAGCCGGAGCATTTGCCACCAGCTACATCCCCACAGTGGCCTCCCAAGTCACTCGGGCTGCTGACAGTGCCTCGATGATCGGGAATAACTTTGCTCGGTGGTACAACCAGACAGAGGGGACGTTGTTTGGTCAAGCAAGTTCTGCATTCATCCCTGCTTCTACTGCGTACGGTATTGCTACTGTTCGTTCAACCAGTGCAAACGCAATAGGAATTGGCTTGCAGGCAGACTTGAATGCTTCCGCCAGTATTATTCGTAGCGGTGATGTGACTCAGGCAATTTTTGGTGCGGCTACGGCAAACAATCAAACCTACAAAATGGGTTTGGCGTATGCGACCAACAACGCTGCGTTTTCCATAGGTGGAGCCGCTGTTCAAACTGACGCAACCGTAGTGCTGCCTGTTGTGGATGCACTCTATATTGGACAGGTGAGGCAAGGAACCATCGCGGGTACAGAGCATATCCAACGGATTGCCTACTACCCCCGCCGCCTCGCCAACACTGAACTGCAAGGGATCACATCATGAGCAGGACAAGACTTGAAATCGAAGATCGCGTTACAAAAGAGCCGATGTCTGGTTGCTGGCTTTGGATGGGGCCTGTGAACGCTAACGGCTATGGCCTTTCCGGTCACGGCAAGTTGGCGCACCGAGTCTCTTATGAGCGCAGCACTGGGAAAATTCCAGAGGGGCTTGAGTTAATGCACGTATGCCACAACAGGCTGTGCGTTAATCCGGCACACCTTCAGCCAGGAACTCATCAAGAAAACGTCATGATGTCTGTGAGGGATGGACGCTGGAACCCAGAACTTCGCTCCCAAAAGCAAAAAGCAGTACGCGCAAAGATGGTCAAAAACGGCAAACTTTACGGCGCTAACGCAAAGTTTTCAGATTTGCAAATCAAAGGGATTCGTAAACTTGCAGAGTTTGGTATTTCAAACAAAGCATTGGGGCTCTCTCTTGGCGTGACTTGCACCGCAATTCGCTCCATTCGCAATCGAAAGGCATACGCATATGTGGATTGATTCGTACCTCAAGTTCACCGACGAAGCCCAAAGCATTGAGGTGCTGGCAGGCTACGAAGGCAGCATTGACGTGATCGGGATCATGTACACCACGGACAACACTGACCCCGAAAATCCTGTGGTGACACCGATGGATGGCTGGCATGTAAACACCCGTGGCCCGATGCCCGAGGCGTTCGCTCCGTTTGAGGTGTTCCCTGTGCAACCGCGAAGAATCTGGGCATAATGCTCATAAACCTGTATCGGCCCAGTAGACCGAGGAATCCCAGGATTCATAAATGACTGAAGAAGTCCAAACCTTAGCGGAAGTTGACTCCGCGCCAGCACCAGAAGCAACGGCTGCTCCTGAGACGCTTGATACCGCGCCGGAAGTCGTCGAGAATCAAAACGAACAGGTCGAGGAGAAGAAATACTCCCAGGCTGAGATCGATGCGATGATCGGCAAACGCCTCGCAAGAGAGCAACGTAAGTGGGAACGGGAACAGCAACAACGGGCTGCGGAAACGCAAATCGTCAAAGCTCCATCAGCTACTTCTGCTGAACAGTTTGAAAGCCCTGAAGCCTATGCGGAAGCACTGGCCTACCAGAAAGCCGAAGAACTGCTCGCCAAGCGTGAAGCAGCCAAGCAGCAGTCGCAAGTTCTCGAGAGCTATCAGGAACGTGAGGAAGCAGCGCGGGACAAATACGACGACTTCGAGCAAGTCGCCTACAACCCCAAGCTACCAATCACCAACGTGATGGCCGAAACGATCCAGTCTTCGGACATTGGCCCCGAGTTGGCTTACTACCTCGGCTCCAACCCCAAAGATGCGGAGCGCATCTCACGCATGACGCCACTCAGTCAGGCAAAAGAGATTGGGAAGATTGAGGCCAAATTGGCCGCAGAACCTCCCATGAAACGAACCACGTCTGCACCTGCACCGATTAAACCTGTTGCCGCACGATCCTCTGGATCACCGTCACATGACACTACGGATCCTCGGTCTATCAAGACCATGACAGATTCGCAGTGGATTGAAGCCGAACGTGCCCGACAGATGAAAAAGCTGCAAGCGCAGATGATCCGCTAACTCTCCTGAAATCGGGTACAATGATTACCCGAAATCAGGAGAACAAAATGGAGAGTGATAATTTAGATTTGACGGCTGAAGAACTCAAGCGGCAACGCAACAGGGAAGCAGCGGCCAGATATAGAGAGCGCAATCGTGAACGGTTTAACCAACGTATGCGGGACTGGCGTGAAGCGAATCGGGAGAAAGACCGTGAGCATAAACGTGAACACCGCAACCGCAAGTTAGCAAATGGAACGCCTGAGGAAGTCGCTGCGATACGCAAGGCCGAGTCAGAGAAAACCAAACGCGCACAAGCGGTTTGCAGAGAGCAAGTGTATGAAGCCTATGGCGGATACAAGTGCAACTGTTGCGGTGAAAGTGAACCGATGTTTCTATCAATTGATCACATTGACAACAACGGCGCGGAAGAACGAAAATCGGGTCAGTACGCTGGCTCGGGTTACGGTTTCTACCGATGGCTGCGGAAGTCGGGGTTTCCCCCAGGCTACCAAGTTCTTTGTATGAATTGCAACACTGGGAAACATAAAAACGGCGGCGTGTGTCCTCACCAGTCTTCATCATTTTTTAAAGGAATTTAATATGTCTAACAGCATTCTGACGATCGACATGATCACAAGAAAAAGTTTGGAAATACTTGAAAACAACCTGGTCCTGACCCGCAACGTCAACCGCCAGTACGATGACAGCTTCGCTGTGGAAGGTGCCAAGATTGGCTCTACCCTGCGTATCCGTCTGCCCGACCGCGCTTTGGTGACTGATGGTGCCGCCCTGCAAACCCAGGACGACAACGAGCAGTTCACCACCCTGAGCGTCTCCAACCAAAAGCACATCGGCGTGAACTTCACTTCTGCCGAATTGACCATGCAGTTGGACGACTTCGCAGAGCGTGTCTTGAAGCCTCGTATCAGCCAATTGGCCTCCAGCATCGACGCTGACGTTGCCAACGCATACAAGAGCATCGGCAACTCGGTCGGTACCCCTGGCACCGTTCCCTCCACTTCTGCTGTGCTGCTTGCCGCCCAGCAAAAGCTGAACGAGAACGCCGCTGTGATGAACCCCCGTTACGCCACCGTCAACCCAGCCGCCAACGCTGGTTTGGTCGAAGGCATGAAGGGTCTGTTCAACCCCACCGACACCATCAGCAAGCAGTTCAAGAACGGCATGATGGGCACTGGCGTGTTGGGCTTTGACGAGATCAATATGTCTCAGTCGATCAAGCAGTTCACCACCGGCTCGCGTGGCGCTACTGGCGGCACTTTGTCCGCTGCTGTGACCGCTGAAGGCGCAACCTCCATCGTCGTGACCGGCGCTGGCAACAACGGTGTGGTCAAAGCTGGTGACGTGTTCACCGTGGCTGACTGCTTCGCTGTGAACCCACAGACCCGTGAGTCCACCGGCTCGTTGTTCCAGTTCGTGGCTGCTGCTGACGTGACCCTGAACGGCTCTGGCGCTGGCACCATCACCGTGGCTCCGATGTTCTCGGCCAGCAACGCTTTGGCAACTGTGGACGTTTTGCCACAGAGCGGCAAAGCTGTTGTGTTCGTGGGCGCGGCTTCCAGCCAGTACGCTCAGAACTTGGTGTACCACAAGGATGCCATCACCTTCGCCACTGCCGACCTGTTGCTGCCCCAGGGCGTCGACATGGCAGCACGCGCTGTGCACAACGGTATCAGCTTGCGTATCGTGCGTCAGTACGACATCAACAACGACCGTCTGCCTTGCCGTATTGACGTTCTGTACGGTTACAGCGCGATCCGCCCACAAATGGCTGTTCGCCTGTGGGGCTAAATTGAAACGGGGCTTCGGCCCCTTTCTGTCATTCATCTTTGAAAGGAAATTATCATGGCTCTCCCTAACGGCGCAGGCGGCTACCAAGTTGGTGCAGGCAACCGCTCAGAAACCATCCTCGGCGCATATGCCGCTCCTCAAACTGCTACTGCCACAGCCACGCTGACGGCAGCTCAGATTGCTGGCGGTATGCTGGTCGCTAACCCTGGCACTTCTGCTGCAACCTACACGCTGCCCACCGCAGCTCTGATTGAAGCTGCTGTTCCCAACGCTACTGTTGGCAGCACTTTTGATCTGAACATTGTGAACATCGGCACCTCGTCTGGTGCTGTCACCTTGGCAACTGCCACTGGCTTGACTGATGGCGGCAACGCTTTCACTGCCACGGCTGTCACATCTAGCGCAATGTTCCGTTTCCGCAAAACGGCTGACAATGCGTACACTGTGTACAAAATTGCCTAAATTGAAACAGGGACTTCGGTCCCTGTTTTTTAAGGAACAATCATGCCAAACACATTAGCCACGGGCGTTGCTTACGCTGACCCCGAGTTCACTACCTGCTACGCCAGCCAAGAAATTGGTTACAGCGCAGCAGCTCAAGGCACTGTTACCCAACTGACAGACAAGTCCACAGCGGTCACGCTGAACCGGTCTATGGGTCGCATCACGATGAACAATGCGTCTTTGGCAACCGCCACAAACGCCACGTTCACCTTGAACAACAGCACAATCAGCGCCAATGACACCGTGATCTTGACGATCTCGGGCGGTCAAGCCACGCCTGGTTCATACAACGCATTTGCCAACGCGCTTACTACTGGTTCAGTCAGTATTTCGTTGCGCAACATTTCGGGCGGTTCGCTGTCTGAAGCCGTTGTGATCAACTTCTGCGTCATCCACGGCGCAGCTTAATAAAACAGGGACTTCGGTCCCTGTTTTTGAGGAAATTCCATGGCTGTCATTTATCTGATCCACCCTGTTCACGGCGCAAAGGTTGCCATTTCCGATATGGAAGCCGAAGCTGATGAAAAAAATGGCTGGACGCGATACAATATCGAGACGCCTTCGGCTCCCGAAGATGCGGCTCCAGTGAACGCGCTGGGGACAAAACGCAAATACACTCGCAAGGCCACTGACCCTGCTGAGGTGACTATCGAAGGAGTCTGACATGGCGGTTTACAGTGCTGGCGATCAAATCAACCGAGCACTTCGGTTGCTTGGCGTTCTTGCCGAGGGTGAAACCCCGTCTGCTGCCACATCCCAAGATGCGCTGGTAGCGCTCAACCAGATGGTTGAATCGTGGAACACCGAGCGTTTGGCCGTGTTCAGCACCCAAGACCAAGTGTTCCTGTGGCCTGCCGGTGTGGGCAATCAGACCCGCACATTGGGTCCGACGGGTAACTTTGTCGGCCTGCGCCCCATCCTGATTGATGACGCCACGTACTACCGTGACCCAGGCACCAATGTGTCGTTCGGCATCAAGCTGATCAACCAGCAGCAGTACGATGGCATCGCGGTCAAGACCGTGACCTCTACATACCCGCAGGTGATGTTTGTGAACAACACGTTCCCAGACACGACCATGACGGTCTACCCAGTGCCCACTCGCGAACTCGAGTGGCACTTTGTCTCGGTTGAAGAACTGAGCAACCCTGCCACATTGGCCACCAACTTGCTGTTCCCGCCAGGATATCTACGTGCTTTTACGTACAACTTGGCCATGGAGATCGCGCCAGAGTTTGGCGTGGAGCCTTCGCCGCAGGTGCAGCGCATCGCCATGACATCCAAGCGCAATCTGAAGCGCATCAACAACCCAGATGACGTGATGTCGATGCCGTACTCGCTGGTGGCCACTCGTCAGCGGTTCAACATCTACGCTGGCAATTACTGATCATGAAGTCGCCAATCCTTGGGTCGTCATATGTTGCTCGGTCGGTCAACGCCGCCGACAACAAAATGATAAATTTGTTTCCAGAAATTGTCCCCGAGGGTGGGAAAGAGCCTGCGTTTTTGCAACGTGCGCCAGGCTTGCGCTTGCTGACCACCGTGGGCACTGGCCCAGTTCGTGGCATCCGCACCGTGGGCGACTATCTGTACGTGGTATCGGGCGGCTCGTTGTACCGAGTCGACGACTCGTACACCGTGACCCTGCTGGGCGCTGTCAACGATGTGACAACCCCAGTGTCCATGTCTGACAATGGGACGCAGGTCGTCATCGCTTGCGATGGCCCGATGTACGTTTACAACACGCTGACCAACGCCTTTGCACAGGTCACTGATCCTGATTTCCCTGGCGCTTTGACCGTATCCTTCTTGGACGGTTATTTTGTGTTCATTGAGCCAAACAGCCAAAAAGTCTGGGTGACTGCGCTCAACGACCCGCTGTCGGTGGACCCGCTGGAGTTCGCGAGTGCCGAGGCAGACCCAGACAATCTGGTGTCGTCCATTGTGGACCACGGCCAAGTCTGGCTGTTCGGCACCAACTCGGTCGAGGTTTGGTACAACTCGGGCGCAACAGACTTCCCCCTCCAACGCATCGATGGTGCGTTCAACGAGATTGGCTGCGCCGCCACGTTTTCTGTGGCCAAGATGGACAACAGTTTGTTTTGGCTGGGGTCCGATCGCCGAGGCAAAGGTATCGTTTACCGCGCCAACGGTTACTCGGGCACTCGGGTCAGCACCCACGCTGTCGAGTGGCAGATCCAACAGTATTCCGACATTGCTGATGCCGTGGCCTACACCTACCAGCAGGACGGCCACTCGTTTTACGTGCTGTCGTTCCCTACGGCCAACGCCACATGGGTCTACGATGTGGCCACGCAAGCCTGGCACGAGCGTGCAGGTTTCATCAATGGTGCGTTCACGCGCCACCGCAGCAACTGCCAGACGTACTTCAACAACGTCAACGCCGTGGGTGATTACCAGAACGGGAACATCTACGCCTTTGACATAAACAAGTATTCCGACCATGACCGTATCCAGAAGTGGCTGCGGTCGTGGCGTGCGCTGCCCACAGGGCAGAACAACCTCAAGCGCACCACGCAGCACACGCTGCAACTCGACTGTGAGACGGGTGTCGGCTTGGAGAACGGTCAGGGGTCTAACCCGCTGATCATGCTGCGCTGGTCTGACGATGGCGGCCACACATGGTCCAACGAGCACCTGTCGTCCATGGGCAAGATCGGTGAGTATTTCAAACGGGTGTTCTGGCGACGTCTGGGCATGACCCTCAAGCTGCGGGACCGTGTGTACGAGATTTCGGGCACTGACCCAGTGAAGGTCACCATCGTGGGCGCTGAACTGCTTTTGGATGGCACCAATGCCTGAGATCACCCCACTGACCCCTGCGCGGGTGGCAATTGTTGACCCTGTGACGGGCGGCGTCAATCGCCCGTGGTACATGTTCTTCCAGTCGATGTACCAGAACAGTCAGCCCAGAATTTTGAAAAAGACTCCGACCAGCGCCACAGCGGCAGGCACCGAAGGTGACATCTGCTGGGACACCAGTTACATTTACGTCTGCGTGGCGACAGACACATGGAAACGTACGGCCATCTCGACATGGTAATGCGGACATAAGGACAACTCATGGCATACAACCTTTCAGCATTCGCGGGCGCAGGCGCTCAGTTCTTTGACAGCAATGGCGTTCCGTTGGCCGGTGGTTTGCTCTACGTCTACACCGCAGGCACCACAACCCCTGCAACCACTTGGACCACTAACTCGGGCACTGTGGCCAACACCAACCCCATTGTGCTCAACGCTGCGGGCCGCACGCCTTACGAGATCTGGCTCAACAGCGGCGTGACGTACAAATTCGCCCTGTACACCTCGACCAGCGTGCTGATTGGCACGTACGACAACATTCCTGCGATTGACGATCCAACGGTGTTCAACAACCTGATCACCGTCACCGGCACCAACACGCTGGTTGGCTCGTCTACGCCTCCGTACACCGCTTACGTGGCTGGCATGACGCTCAGTTTTATTCCCGTAAACACCAACACGGGTGCTGTCACCTTGGATGTGGACGGTTTGGGTGCCAAAAACATTTACGCCGGTTCGTCCACACCCTTAATTGGTAGCGAGTTGGTTGCTGGCCGGATCGTCCAGATTGAATATGACGGCGTTCGGTTCCAGTTGTATCAGTCCTCCGTATCCATTCCAGACGGGGCGGTCACCACGGCCAAGTTGGCTGATGGTGCGGTCACAACAGTCAAGTTGGCGGATGGTGCGGCAACTGGTGCAAAACTTGGCTCTGATGTCATTCAAACCACCGGCACGCAGACCATTGGCGGTGCCAAAACCTTTACCTCGCCAGTCACGTTTAACGACACAACTCAGCAAAACACTGCTTTTGTTGGGGGCCGCGCTCAAGTTTTTACTTCTTCTGGGACATTCACTGTCCCGACAGGTGTCAGCGCCGCCAAAATCACTGTTGTTGGTGGCGGCGGTGGCGGCGGGAGTAAAACAGGAAGTGGTACGTATGGGGGTTGCGGTGGTGGCGGCGGCGGTGGCGTCGCCGTCCTCTACACTACGGGGTTAACACCAGGCGCCAGCGTGTCTGTCACTGTAGGCAGCGGAGGGGCGGCGGCGACCGCAGGAGGCACCAGTTCTTTTGGGGCTTTTTGTTCCGCAACAGGTGGGGCTGCTGGCGCTAATAGCACCAGTTCCGGTGTAAACGGCGATGGAGGTGCGGGTGGAGCAGGGTCTAGCGGAACAATAAACATTTCCGGTGGGCCTGGCGGAAAAGGCAACTCCACTGCAAGTTGCTGTTCGGCTGCTGCTGTGGGCGGCAGCGGCGGCGGCGCAGGCGCGGGGGATTCAACTGCAAGGCGCACCAGCCTTATATATGTTTTCGCCGCTACTTATGGACAATTTGGTTTTTCAGGTGGGGCGGGAGCGTCTCAAGCCTTCGTATCGTCGGCTGCAAAAAATGGAGAAGCCGCAACCGGTTACGGAAACGGTGGAAGCGGCGCTTGTTACGGAAACGGGAACCCATGTACCGGAGGCGCTGGTTCTGGTGGTATTGTTATTGTGGAGTGGTAAAAATGAAAAATGCTTTGATTTCCCCCACCGAAGAAGTGACCTACATTTCTGCTTGGGAGCTTGCGGGAAACACTTACGTTCCCGTGTACACCACAATTGGTGAACGTGTCGCAGAAGTTTTAGAGCAAATTTTTGAAGTTGCACCGCCTTTGTTTTGGGTTGAGTGCTCTGACAACGTGGCCGCCGAGGGGTTTTATTACGATTCCGCCGACAGCCAAGTAAAAATTGTTCCCGACCCCGCGCCACAGCCTGAGCCAGTGCAGCCAACGGTTGATGGGGCGCAAACGCTGTGATCGTTGTGGAGCCGTACTTCAGCGTCACGCAAGACGGGACCAGACTGAATGTGTACCACACCAACAAAGGCCAAGGCTTGCCTCGGCACGAGCATTTGTATTCTCATCTGACCATGTGCCACGCAGGCAGCATTGCTGTGCGTAAAGAAGGCCGTGAGTTGGTGATGAATAAGAACACCAAGCCGGTGAACCTTGTGGGCACCGAGTGGCACGAGATTGAGGCGTTGGAAGATAATACCGTGTTCGTAAATGTTTTTGCTGAAGGGAAAACGTGATGCGAAATGCAATCAATCTGGCGTTTAGTCAGTAAACCGGATTAAGGAGAACATTATGGGATGGGGTAGTCTTTTAGGTGGTGCTGCGGGGTTTTTCCTTGGTGGCCCAGCCGGTGCAGCTTTAGGCGCATCACTTGGTGGTTCGGTGGAAGAAGTCAGCGGCGGCGGGGGATCTGGTGCAGCGCAGGATGCAGCTAACGCTGCAAACGCTGGTGCGCAGTCGAGCATCGATCTTCAGCGCCGGATGTACGAAGAAGGTGTTGCACGGCAACAGCCTTTCTATCAGGCAGGTGTCAACGCTCTCCCCGGTTACCTTCAAGGTATTGGGCAGGACGGCGAGTTGGTGCGCGGGTTTTCGCAAGCCGATTACCAAGCTGACCCAGGCTATGCCTTTCGTCTGTCCGAAGGGCAAAAGGCATTGGACCGCCAAGCTGCTGCTCGTGGCGGCATGATCTCAGGTAGTGCACTGAAAGCTGCTCAACGTTACGGTCAAGACATGGCGTCTCAAGAGTTTGGCAACGCCTACAACCGGTTCCGCGATACGCAGGGCTTGCGCCGCAATGCGCTTGCGGGCGTTGTAGGTTTTGCGCCAACAGCCGCTGGGGCCATGACTACTTCGGGTCAAAATTACGCTACGAACGCAGGCAATGCTATGGCTGGTCAAGGTGTGAACAGCGCCAACGCGCTGTTAGCCGCACAGCAAGCCCGTTCGTCGTCGTACGGTCAAGTGGGTAGCGCATTGAACAAATACCTGACTCCATCCCTTGGCTCGTCAGCGCAGGCAGCGTTTAGTCAAACTGATTTTGGCGGCTCTGGCTTTGGGTCTGGAATGGCGTACGGCAATCAAGACCTCGGTCAATATTTCTAAGGACTGATCATGGCAGTTAACTTTAACCTTCTCCGGCAAGCTGGCCCCGCCAACTTTGCAGAAGGCTTGATGCAAGGTCAAGACCAGCAGAACGCTTTGCTTCAGCAGCAACAGCAGCGCCAACTGAGCGACATTCAGTTGCGCAACGCTTTGCGCGGCGAACAAGAGGCAATGGCCGAGTCTGAGGCTGTCAAAGGTTCTGCTTCGCTGGAAGATCTGGCTGGACGTTACCGCAAAGCTGGTTTGGGCAAGCAGGCGCTGGCCACCGAAGCCGCGCTGGCCAAACAGCGCACAGACAAACTTGCGGCAGCGAAGTCCCAATTCGAGTTGCTCAAAACGTCTGCCACTCGAATTATGAACAGACCCGAGTCGGCTATTCAAGAACTGCAACGATATCAGCAACTGACCGGCGTTGATATGTCAGATGACATTGCAGAGGTTCAACAAATGGCCCCTGAGCAGGTTAAGGCTTGGGCGTCTGGCCATGCTTTAGAAGCTGACAAACTATTGCCCAAGTTCCAAAGTATGTCTGTGCCAGGTGTTGGTGTGCAGACCGGAACAACAGACTTTGCTGGAAGATTTACACCAGGCCAAGTCTTTAAAGAGCAAATGTCTGAAGCGCAGAAAGCGCAAAACCAGATTGCACGAGGTCAGTTGGGCGTGGCGCAACAACGTCTGGCATGGGAAAAAGCCAACCCAGGCTACGAAGTCAAAGAAGGCGAAGACGGCACGATGTACGGCGTGAACAAGCGCACGTTGCAAGCGGTGCCGATTACGATTGGCGCGGCAGCTCCTGCTGGCGGTGCGCCTGTTGCCGGTGTCTCAGCCGGTGCAGCGCCGGCAGGAGGTGCTGTGCCATTCAAGGGCAAGGGCACGGCCTTGACCGAAAGCCAAGGCAACGCCACGGCTTACGGCATGAGGATGAAAGAGGCCAATGCTATTTTGGAACCACTTGAAACCAAAGGCAAAACAAATACTGGCCTGATTAGTGGTGCGGTTGGTGGCGCTGTTGGCCTTGTACCATTTATTGGTGACAAATTAGAAGGTGTTTCTGGTTCTGTGTTTAACGCATTGCCAGGAATTTTGGGTGGTCTAAGCCCAGAGCAGCAAAAAGTTGCGCAAGCAAGGATCAATTTTATTACGGCAATTTTGCGAAAAGAATCGGGTGCTTCTATTGCTCCAAGTGAATTTGCAACTGCCGAAAGAAATTATTTCCCCAAGCCTGGCGATGACGAGGCCACCATTGCACAAAAACAAGCAGCCCGCAAAACTGCGATTCGTGCAATGGAAATCCAAGCTGGGCCAGGTGCCAAGCAAATGGGCGGCGCGGGCGGTCTGCCAGGCGCAAACCCGAACGATCCACTGGGACTTGGAATTGGGGGCCGATAAATGGCAACACTTGCAGAATTCCGCGCACAGTACCCGCAATACGATGCCGTGCCAGACATCAAGCTGGCCGACTCGTTGCACCAGAAGTTTTATTCGTCCATCCCCAAGATGGACTTTTACAAAACGATTGGCTTGGGTGCATCTGCATTGATACCTGGCGGTGAAGGCAACATCACGTTGCCAGAGCAGCCAAAAGAAGTGCCCATGCGCGACCGCATTGCCGGCGTCATTGAAACGCCATTGGCTGCGGTTGCCACCCTTGGTGGAGGATTGATTTCACCTATCGTTGGTGCAGTTGGTTCTTTGGCCAGCGGCAAGTTCGGCACGCAAGAAGGCGTCCGTGCTGGCCAAGAGGCCATGAAGGCGGTTCAGTACCAGCCGCGCACACAGACTGCACAACAAGCCTTGGGCGCTGTTGGTGAATTCTTGCAGCCATTGACTGCCGCCTTGCCACCAACCCTTGGCGCAACTGGTGCCACATTGAACGCTTTGGCCGGCCCTGCTATGCAGCAAACCAGCGCCATGGCTCGGCAGGCCACAGCCCCCGCACGCAATGCGCTGGCTAATGTGATGATTCGTGAACAGCCTCAAATGCAAGGCATGGGCGCAGCCAGCACGGCAGAGCAGGCTATGCGCGAAGAACGCTTGGCACGTCTTGGCATTCCTGCCACGGCTGGTGAGCGCACCAAGAACTTGGCATTGCAGCAGTTTGAGTCCGAGGCACAGCGCGGTGTTTTGACTGGCATCTCTGATGATGCCAAGACCAAGTTGGCTGAACAAGTGCGTGGTTTTAAGGCCAACCAAAAACAACAAATTGTCAACAACTTTGAACGCATGACATCTGAAGTTGGTGCAGAAGTGGCAGATCCAACGCAAATGCGTCAGGTTGGCAAGATTGTTGACAAGGCGTTGAACGACGAATACACCAAGAAGTACAACGTCTACAAAGACTTGTACGCCAAAGCCGACACAGCAGGTGAGACATTGCAGCCGGTGTCTTACCAAGGTCTGCTGGATTACATCAACAGCAAGACTCCAACAACACGCCAAAAGCTGGATCCAATCTTGGATTCAGTGGCTGAGTCGTTGGCCATGAATGACCCAGGCAAGACTGGTGCGATCACGGTTCGGGCGCTGGAAGACATTTACCAGCAAATCGGCAGGGTCAAAAACTCGCCAAATGCCGGTGAACTGAAAAAGATCATCACCGACATGGGTGAGGGTGCTGGCGGCGAAATGTACCAAGCTGCTCGTGCGGCTCGTAAGCAACTGGCCAAAGAGTTTGAAGACGTTGGCCGTGTGGACAAGTTGCTTGGCACCAAGGCCGGTTACACAGACCGCAGAGTGGCGCTTGATGATGTGTTCAAGCATGTGGTGCTGGACGGATCTCTGGAAGAAATGCGCAGCGTCACCAGCCTGCTCAAAAAAGCTGGCCCTGAAGGCCGGCAGGCTTACGCCGAATTGCAAGGCCAAACGATTCAGCACATGAAAGAAATGCTCACCAAGGGTGACCAGATGTCTTTCAAAAACCTGAACACCTTGGTCACTCAACTGGATTCGGAAGACAAGCTGGCATATATGTTTGGCAAGGCTGGCCGAGATCAGATCCTTGACTTGCGCGATGCCATCAAAGATGTGGTGGTTAAAGAGCCTGGTGCCGTTAACTATTCCAACACCTCTGGCGCTGTGCTGCGTGGTTTGGAGGCTTTACAATCTTTGCGAGTTCCTGGTGCCAGCACGGTCGCTGGGCTTGCCAGAACTCGAGAAGTTTCCAAGAAACTTGAAAAGGCTTTGGAGCAGCCAAACACATTGGCACCAAAATCAGAAAATCGTAACGCATTGGTGAAGTAATGAGCACACCTGAGATTGACCCAGTGAAATATGGCGTGCTGTGGGAGCGCGTTGCGAACTACGAGCGCCGCTTTGACGAGATGAGCGCCAAGATGGACAAGATGGAAAACAACGTTGAGAAGCTGGTGGCCTTGGCCAACCAGGGCCGCGGTGGATTCTGGGCTGGCATGGCCTTTGTGTCCTTTATCTCCAGTGCGGTGGGCTTTGCCATAAGCTGGGCCAAGGGGCATTGAGATGACCGAGATCAAACAACAAATTGCCGTCATCAAGGCCGAGGCCGAGGTGGAACTCAATCGGATGTACGCCAACACCACGGCCAAAGAGGTTGCGGGCAAGGCCATTGGTGAGAACGGCCTGTTCTACATCACCCTCATCATCACACTGGGCGTGGGCGCATCGGTAATTCTCGACAACGAAAAGATCGCCGCAGTGATGGGTCTGCTCGGTGCCGCGCTGACTGCGCTGATCTCCATGATGAACGGCATTGCTGGGGCAAACCCCAAGCAAGAGAAGCCCGAGTTTGAGGTGATCAAATCCCTCATCGAACGCCTTGACAAGCTGGACCAGCCCATGCGCGTCGATGTGCAGGGCGACAAGGTCACCGTGTCCAAGGGCGACGACATCATCACAAAGGTCTGACCATGTTCCCACTCACCGCACTCCTTGAAGTCGGCGGCAAGCTGATCGACAAACTGATCCCCGACCCCGAAGCCAAGGCCAAGGCCCAACTGGATCTGGCCAAGATGGCGCAGGATGGTGAACTGGCGCGGATGGCCAACGACACCAAACTGTTCGAGGTTGAGCAGACAGCAGTCAGCGACCGCTGGAAAGCCGACATGGGGTCTGACTCTTGGCTGTCCAAAAACATCCGCCCCATGGCCCTGATTGCCATCTTTGTGGCGTATTTCATCTTCACAGCCATGTCGGCTTTTGGCTACAACGCTCAAGAGTCCTACGTCCAGTTGCTGGGCCAGTGGGGTCAGATCATTTTCTTGGCCTACTTCGGTGGCCGGACTGTGGAGAAGCTGGCTGACATGAGGAGCAAGAAATGACCCAAGTGACACCACATTTTTCCCTTGAAGAACTGACCGCCTCCGAGACCGCCGAGCGCAACGGCTGGGACAACAACCCCAACGGTTACGAGCGCGAGAACCTCGCACGACTGGCCGATCTGCTGGAGCAGGTCAAGGTGGTGCTGGGCGGCAAGCCCATCATGATCAACAGCGCCTTTCGGTCCAAGCAGGTCAACGATGCCGTGGGCAGCAAAGACACCAGCCAACACCGCATCGGCTGCGCCGCCGACATCCGTGTGCCAGGCATGACGCCAGACCAAGTGGTCAAGGCTGTGATGGTCAGCGGCATCAACTTCGACCAGATCATCCGTGAGTTCGACCGCTGGACCCACATCAGTGTGCCCAACACGATCGACACGCCTGCCCGCAGACAGGCGCTGATCATCGACAAGTCAGGTACACGAGGTTACAGCTAACAGGAAGCCCAGCCACAATAACCCCAAGATGGCCATCAGCATCCAGTAAGCCAGCTTCTTGAGCCGGTAGCGCCAGAGGCTCTCAATGATCATCTCAGAGGCGTGCATCTTGCGGCCCACCCTAGCTACTCCAGTGTGCCGGATAGGGCAGTTTCGCCCCTGATCGCAGTTCCCGTAGTCGTCGCAGCAGTTTGTCATTTCATTCCTCCCAGTCAGCGGTTCGGATGCGGCGCTTGAGCACCACGTTTTCGGCTTGCGCAGCCAGCAGCAGCTTGCGCGTCTCGTTGTATCGCAGCTTCCAGTCGGTGCACCTTTGGTCAGCGCGGTCTACTTTGGCGTTGGCAGCGCGTTGCAAAGCCTTCACTTTTCGTGCGTGGTCGTTTGCCTGAACGACCAACTCGGCCTTGAACTGCTGAATGGCCGGTGTTGTGATGGCTTCGATCTGCGTTTGGGTCAGGACGATGGTGATCATGCGATGGTCACCCACTGCGTCTTGGGCTTCTTGTAGTGCGCGCCCCACTTCAGCCGGTCTTTGGGGTGCGGGCAGTCCTCGGGCACAGGCACAGCGACCCACACCTTCTCGTATTGCCCACGCTTGGCGGCTCGCCAGCGGTCAACGTACACGTCTGGCATGGCCCTGAGCGATGTGCGGACGTTGGCCACATGGATGCCCGTAACCTCTGCAATCTCCAAGGGCGTCATGCCGCTCGGCTTTGTGCGCAGCAGGGTGCGGATCTTTCTTTGCCGCACTGGCGTCATAACCCCAACTCCTTGAGCGCCACTTGCAGACCAGCCAGCCCGCCGACACGCTGCCCCTTGATGAAGATCTGAGGCATTTGGCGGGCTTCGGGGTATTGCTCAAACAACAGCTTTGCCGTTTCGGGATTCTGCTCAACGTCAATCGTGTTGTGTTCCAGCTCCTTGGACTTCAGCAGGTTCTTGGCGTAATCGCAGTTGGGGCAGTTGGCTTTTGTATATACAACGATGTTCATGACAGGGATCTCCATTTGCTTTTGGGTTCACTGGCGCGTTCAACGTAGAAGTGCACCAAGAAGTTGAAGACCTGCGAGTAGGTCATCATGATGCCGGTGTCGGCAGCCAGGCGGTCGCGGATCAAGTCGATGTCGCAACTCACGGGGATGGTGATGCGTTTGGTCTTTGGGTCAATCATGTGTTCTTCTCCTTAATCGCGTAGTCGTGAAAGATTGCACCCTTGCCAGCATCGCCGACCTTGCACGATTTAACCCAGACGTTTTTGCCCGTTTTTAACCTTCTCAGGTGGCCTCTGCGCTCATGCAGTCGGGGTGATGCGTGCGCACCCCCTTTAAGGTCTTGGCGGGGCTTGGATGGCTCAATCCATACCGTTGTCCAGTCGTAGGTTGGCAGCTTGCCTTGCTGTACCTTGCGGCGGTTGGTAAAGGTGTCACGCATAGATGGGATGTAAGCCTCAATACGCTGATCCATAGCGCTGTACCAAACCCCAATCTGCGCCAGCATGATCTCTGCCAGTTCCTTGTCTATCGGCTCATCATCATTGACAGCGCCATAACGAATGTTGTCATCCTCTATGAAATAAAACATCGCAGGGATGGGGCGCAGCCTTGTGCCGCTTGGCCCCTTCCACATTGACACCGTGATGCCCTCATTTGGATCAGTCCCAGTCACCAGCATAAGAACCTCGTAGCTCGGGTGGCTACGAGTCTTTCCCTTCCAAGTGACAAAACATTTGTCAAATGGTGGGCGATGTGTCATCACAGGCTCAAGGGTGGCGTGTTGATGCTCCGAGAACGCCCCGGTCAGGTCGAACCATTTAATGTCCACAATGTCAACGCCAGCGTCAGCCATCAACTTCATAGAATCACGAACCAGTTGTGTGGTCATTGCGGCCTTTCCTCATCGTCAAACGCCATGTCTGGGTGCGGCACGTTGTCATGCACCACCACACCATCAACGGCCAGTAGGAATCTGCCGCAAACCACACAGTAGTAACCGTCATCCATCACAGCTTGCACTTGTTTTGTATATGCCCAATGTTTTCCGTACCATTTAAGAAAGATGTGTTTCTTTTCCTCATCCGTCAGACCAACCCATGTGCGCTGTGCTGGTGGGGATGTGTAGAGGGGAAATGTCGGTACTCCGTGACATGAATGAGCATCACCGGCCCATTCAAGACGCTCACCGCTTTGATCTTCAACAATCCACGCCACAGGCTCCTGCTGTGCTGGCTGCTCTGCCAGTGCTTCTCGCAGGGCGGTGATGGCTTCGCAATTCGGGCAGGGAACGAGCGCAGCCTCACCCCAAGGATGGATTCCGCCCGAATCAGTCATCCCGTCTTTGCAATCGGGTGGACACCCATGTGTCAACGCCTCCAATGCAAGACGCAAAGCTTCATCCTTCTTGGTCGTCTTAGGCACACACCCATTCTTCATGCAGTGCGCGACTGTTTCGCATTCGTCACAGATCATTTTGTTTCCTTTGATTTGTTAATCCAGCACATCCAGTGGTACACCG